GTGAGAGGTGCATTGCTATATAATAAGTACCTTGAAGAAAAAGGTCTCTCTAAGAAGTATCCGTTGATCCAAGAAGGTGAAAAGATTAAATTCACCTATCTCAAAACACCAAACATATTCAAAGAAAATGTGGTGTCTTTTCCAGGAAGATTGCCCGTTGAATTTGGACTCCAAGACTGTATCGATTATAATTTGCAGTTCGACAAGACATTTTTGGAACCAATTAAAGTTATTCTCGATTGTATGGACTGGACAACAGAACGCACAAACTCACTATTCGATTAAAGGAAAATTATGAGCATTTTGGACAAAATTAAAAAGAACAGTTCCATTAAAGATTCGGCTATTCTAGCCAAATCAAAATTCTTTTTGGATAAGGATATGATTCCCACATCCATTCCAATTATTAACGTTGCTTTGTCCGGTAAACTGGACGGTGGCTTAACACCAGGTCTTACAATGTGGGCAGGTCCTTCAAAACACTTTAAGACTGCTTTCTCACTTTTGATGGCCAAATCTTACTTGGACAAATATGAAGATGCCGCTTTACTCTTCTATGATTCTGAGTTTGGTACTCCCCAATCATACTTTGATTCTTTTGGTATTGATACCAATCGTGTTCTCCATACTCCACTTACAGACATTGAACAGTTGAAGTTTGATATTATGCAACAACTCTCGAATCTGGACCGTGGTGATAGACTCATCATTGTTATTGATTCGATTGGTAATCTTGCATCTAAGAAAGAAGTTGACGATGCACTTGAAGGTAAATCTGTTGCCGATATGTCACGTGCTAAACAAGTGAAGTCTCTGTTCCGTATGGTGACACCACACTTGTCGCTCAAAGATATTCCAATGATTGTTGTGAATCACACATACAAAGAAATTGGTTTGTATCCTAAAGATATTGTTGGTGGTGGTACAGGTTCTTATTATTCTGCCGATAATATCTTTATCATCGGCCGTCAACAAGAAAAAGAAGGCACAGAAGTTATTGGTTACAATTTTATTATCAATGTAGAAAAATCCCGTTATGTCAAAGAAAAATCTAAAATTCCTGTCTCTGTGTCTTTCGATGGTGGCATTAGCAAATGGTCTGGCTTACTTGATATTGCACTTGAATCCGGACACGTTATCAAACCTAGCAATGGTTGGTATTCGAAGGTAGATAAAACTACAGGCGAAGTAGAAGAAAAGAAATATCGTATTAAAGATACCGATTCAAAAGATTTTTGGATTCCAATTCTAAAAGACAAAACTTTCCAAGATTACATTCAAGACAAGTATCAGATTGCAACTGGTAACATCATGCAAGGAGATGTTGAAGATGAAGCAGTATAAAGAAGGTGTAGATTTTAATTATGTTATTCCTGAATCTGAAGAAACTACTGTTGGTATCAAATTACTGACAGGTCAATACTCAGATACCGTTTATCAATATGGTAAAGTAAAAGTTGAGGAAGAAAAAGATGGTGCCATCTATCTAAGATTCGTATATAATGTGATGGAAACTCCTTTGAATAAAGAAGAACTTGAAAAAAGTTCTGAATTCAAAAACCATATCGGTGACATTTTAGTGAGTATAATGTCACAAAACATTGACAAGGGAATTATTGATGAAGTTGGAACAGACTATTCTGAGGAATCTGATACAGAATGATGACTATATGAGGAAGGTTTTACCCTTCCTCAAAGATGAATATTTTTCAGATAGAACAGAAAAAGTAATTTATGACGAAATTTTATCGTTTACAAATACTTATAACAGCACGCCATCTATTGAAGCGGTTACATTGGCCGTCAAAGAAAGGCGTAACCTCACAAATGAGGAAGTGGAGAAGTGCGAAACTTATCTACAAGAAATTGAACAGTCTTCAAAGACGGAACAAAAAACTGATAACAATTGGCTCATCGACAAAACTGAAAAGTTTTGCCAGGAAAAAGCCATTTATAATGCTGTCTTAAATTCAATTTCTATTCTTGATGGTAAAGATAAAGCAAATGATAAAGGTGCAATTCCCAAGATTTTGTCCGATGCCTTGGCGATCAGTTTCGACAGTTCCGTTGGTCACGATTATCTAGAGGACTCAGATGGACGATTCGAATTCTACCACAGAAAAGAAGAACGTATTCCGTTCGACCTTGAATATTTCAACAAGATCACGAAGGGTGGTCTTCCTACAAAGACACTCAATATCGCCTTGGCTGGCACTGGTGTTGGTAAGTCTCTTTTTATGTGCCATGTTGCCGCTGGTGCTATGTCACAAGGTAAAAATGTACTCTACATCACTATGGAAATGGCTGAAGAGAAAATTGCAGAACGTATAGATGCGAATCTATTGAATGTGACGATTGATGATTTAATTCAATTACCAAAAGACATGTATGACCGAAAAGTCAAACGTGTTAAAGATATGACAACCGGTAAATTGATTATCAAAGAATATCCAACCGCTTCTGCATCCGCAACCCACTTTAGAACACTATTAAATGAACTTAACCTTAAGAAGTCTTTTGTACCTGATATTATTTTCATTGATTATCTTAATATCTGTTGTTCTTCTAGGATTAAAGCAGGTGCAAACATCAACTCCTACACCTATGTTAAGTCTATCGCAGAAGAACTGCGAGGACTTGCCGTTGAATTTGGAGTCCCAATTGTTTCTGCTACACAAACAACACGGTCCGGTTTTACTTCATCCGACCCCGGACTCGAAGATACAAGTGAGAGTTTTGGTTTGCCAGCTACCGCAGACTTGATGTTTGCATTGATTTCTTCAGAAGAACTTGAAGCACTTGGACAAATTATGGTGAAACAGTTGAAGAATCGTTATTCTGATCCAACTGCACATAAAAGGTTTGTTCTTGGCGTTGATCGTGCAAAGATGAAATTGTATGATGTTGAACAAGATGCACAGAATGGTCTTGCTGATGCTGGTCATAATCCAACCTCAAATTCGCAACCAAGCAATGGTTTTAAGAAAAAGGACTTTGGTGGATTCAAAGTATAAATACTCTATTACTATAATAGGGGCCATTTATAATGGAAGAAGAAAAGAAAACTACGCAAGAAGGATTTTTATACGAAATAAATGCCTACAAAGCATTACAGAAGTATAAAATCTCAACAGGCGGAATTGCTGGCGCTTCACATGATAAACCAGATATAACAATTCAAGCACGAGGTAAGAAAACCGGTTGCGAACTAAAAAATTCCCCCACTGCGGCAGGTTCTTTAGTTATGAAATATTATAATGGTAAATGGGATTTTGGTGACTATAAAGGTGAAGTCGAAAAAGAAATGTTAGTTTCGATTGCAAAAAAGGCTAACCTATTGCGTGAAATGAACAGTGCGGGTCCAGCAGGCACTCAATGGAGAAAAAGTGAACCTGTCTTACAGAACGATTCTGGTGGAGGTAAATTATTAAGTATGGGTGATATCAAAAACATAAAAGATAGACAACTAGCTTATGCTACTGATATTGCAAATTTTGGTGGACAAAATGAACTTCACATTGATGTTGGTTCTAAAGCAGTTTGTGATTATTATATCACCAAAAAATGTTCTTACATTGATGTTGGTACACATGGCTTCTTCACATTAAACGGAAAAGATGATTTAGGACTCAACAAAAAATTGAAAGAACTTGGATTGCCTCCTATTCCTGATTTCGGTAAAAGTTCTGATACAATTATTCGTATGAGATGTCACCTAAAAAGCAAATCTAAGGCACAATATCAATGGTCTTTGACATTGCAATTTAGTAATGTTAAAAAATCACCATATAATATTGCACCAATCAAGAAGGGTACAAAATCCACAATTGATGTGGATGCTCTGAATAAAGATTCAATACTTTTTGCATTTAAATAAAAATGGCACTAGATAAAAACACCCAACAAATTTTAAGTGAGTATGATGACGATTTTGATTTCGGTTTCACCGCAACTGATGAAGAAGAATACAATTCAATCATTACACAAAAGGATGAAACAGTAGAAGCATACAAGGCTAGATTAGCTGAAGTCGAAAAACTTATTCTACCATTCTTAATGAAACTACTAAAAACTTCCGATCAGCCAATCATCAAATGGCCAAATCGCAAGCCTGTAATCGAAGCACAAATTGAAAAGATATTGAAGGTAACAAGGGACTAAATTATGAAACCACTGGTGACGGTGATTACCCCAACAACAGGTAGTCATCAATTATATAATGTTTTGGCATCCATGAGTAATCAGACATATTCGAATATAGAACATATTGTTGTGTCTGATGGTCCACAATATTCTAAAGCCACACAAGATATGTTAGAGGGTTCACAAGCCCATCTAATACAACTACCACACAATACTGGACATAGCCAATATAACGGACACCGAATTTATGGTGCAATGTCATATATTGCAAACGGTGATTATCTTTGCTTTCTCGATCAAGATAACTGGTATGATGACAATCATATCGAATCTCTAGTTGAAGTTATTCAACAAGGTAACGATTGGGCATATTCACTACGCAAAATTGTCTCACAAGAAGGTAAATACATATGTAATGACGATTGTGAATCTCTTGGTAAATGGGACTCTGTTATTAATGATAAATTTATTGATGTGAATTGCTTTATGATTCCAAAAATGGCCGCAATTCATTTCTCTCCATACTGGTATCGCCGTGCAAGGCATCCACAGGAGCAACCAGAAGTTGATAGAATTTTATCTCCATTTATGATGCAAAATCTACCAAAATTTGACACAACTGGTCAATATAGTGTAAACTATCGTGTAGCTAGTCGTGCAGATTCTGTGCAAGAT